GCACCCCTTCGAATATGCGGTATTGATTCCGCTACTACGCTTATTTCTAAATCAGGAATATGCATAGCCTTATTAGATAATACCCAAAGAATAGAAAACGTTTTAGAAGCAGACGTTCCGCCCTGTATTATTTTAGTTCGCTTGTTAAGTTTATGAATCTTGCGAAGTGCTGTCGTTTCCTTCAGGTTCATTTAAATCAAAAAAAGGTAGTTCTATATTTGTTTGTTCTATTTGTTGAATAGGCGCTCCGTAACCTGAATCCATTAAAGCTTTATACGCTGCCACGTCTCCTTCTCTTGCTTTTTTTATTAGAGCTAATGTCATTAAATCTTCTTGGCTCATTGTTTCGTTTTCGCCTGTTAAAGGATTCTTTAAGTTTTGATTTACTTCAAGCCAATACTTCGCTATTGTGCTTCTATTCTTACTTCCTTTTGGCCTTCCGTTAGGGTTTCCGCTTTCGCCTTTTTTGAATTCGTGTTTTTTTATGTCTTTTGCGCTCATTGTGCTGTAATTGTGCTGTTTTTTACTATTAATCTTTGCTCTTTTTGTCATTTTGTTCAATTTCAATTATAGGAAATATATTTTTTATTTCTTTTGTATTTCCTTTATAAAATACTAAAACATTTTGATGACATTTACCTACTTTTCTTTGTGTCATAAATCTTTGAACTCTTTGTGGTAGTGTCCCCAAACTTTCAATTAATATAAGTTCATTATATAGCTTCATTCCATTTTTAATAAATATGCGCTTAATATCTTCTATAAAGTTGTAATAATATCCGTCTTTATCTCGAACATCACCAACTGTAATAACCGCAAACCTATTTTCTTTTAAACATTTAATAGCATTTGTAAAAGCACTTTTAATTATTTCTATAAAATCTTCATAACTTTCTTGATTGCTAGCATCGTTTTCTAAATCTGAATACACTTCTAAATCAAAATAGGGCGGACAACTAAATAATAAATCTTGTGAATTTTCTTTGATATGGTTTAAAACATTTCTCCCATCATCACAAATATATTTAGCACTGAATCCTTTTACTCTTTCATTATTTAATTTAGCTTGTTCTTGGCGTAATTCAATACCTGTAAAATTATTACCTAAATAACTGCTTACATAGCCAAACACGGTATCACCCGCAAAACAATCAAAAGTATTACATTTTTCTAATCCAAACCATTTATTTGTAATTTCAGCTAAAACAGGGTCGAGAATTGAAACGCTTGGCATTTCATTCATAACACTTTTTTCACTACTTGTAGAATTGTGTAAAGTGTTTTCTCTGCTTTCGCCAAAATCCTTAATTAAACTTTTCCAAAATTTTTTTCGTTCAATCCAATAACCCTGTCTTGTATCTAAAATTGAAAAAGGCGGAATTATAAATTTTTCTTGTAGTTTTTCGTGTGCTATTACTTCTTTGTCTTCTTCTTCTATGCTTACATCAATGGGCAAATCTAATCCCCAATCATCTAATTTTTCTGTGTCCCATTCATTAGCTAACATATCCCAATCCCATTCTCCGAAGCCTACGTTATCTTTAATTAAGAATTCGTGTTTTTGTTCTTCCGTCCATTCGTCTGCTACTATAATTGGAGCTTCCTTATATTTTAGCTCTTTTAAGGCTTTTAAGCGCATATTTCCACCCAAGACAACGTATTTACCGTCTTTGTCAGTAAAAGCGACTATAGGGCGTTTATTTAGCATATCAGGGAAGTCTTGAATACTTTTTAAAAGCTTATTATACTTTTCGTCTCTTATTATTCGTGGGTTATTCGGATTCGTTTTTATATCCGTTATTTTTACTTTTATCATTACTTAATCTAAATAAATTTAAAAATTCGTCTTCGTCTACTTCTTCGCAGCAAAATAAGTTTTCGCTATCTGTTTCAAAGTGTAAAAAGTGTAGTCCGTCTTTCTGTAGCTTTTCGATAATCATTTTAGCGTAGTCGTGCATATTTTCGCCACTATCCAAAATAAAGTATTTATTCTCCGTACTCATCGTAAACCTTTTTTAGTTTGCTTATTGTGTCGCGCCAACATGAACCACAGCTTGAAGACATTTGTACACGTTGATTGAATACACGTTGGTAGATTTCGCTTAATACTGCTTGTTCGCTTACACTTATTGTATTTTTTCTTTCACGATTGTAGAATTCGTTTAAATAGTTGTATTCGTGTTCTAGTAGGCAGTTCGGCTTTTTGTATGGGAACATTCTATTAAGCTTTGCTTTACGTTCTTCACATCCGCAATCTTCGCCTAGTATAAACTTGGCTACCTTTGAAACGCCTGTAGCTTCTAAAACTTGTTCTACAGTATCGCCTAATCCTTCGGCTTTTTTCGTTCGTCTTTTTCTTGTTGTTGTTTTCGTTTTTTTTTCCATTATTCAATTATTAGTTCGTATTCTTTATTCTTGTAATCAATATAGTCTTCGCCTACATTTTCTTTAATTCTTTGCTTGCAATGTTTAAGCGTTTGAAATATACTTTTTACGCTTATATTAGTTTCGTTGCTTAATTGCCTTATTGATTTTCCTGAATCCTTGTAAATCTCATATAAAAGTTTATCGTACCAATGCCAAGAAAGTGTTTCTTCTTTTATTTTTTTTAGGATTGTTAAATAGGCTTCGTGTTTTTCTTCTTCGTTTTCTTCGCTTGTTAAATAGTGTAAATTTTCTATGCTTATTATTTCGTATTTGTCGCGCTCTTTCAGGTAATCTATATAAATGTTTCTAATTACAAAATAAACGTAGCTTTTATTTACTTTGCCGTTTGTTATTATGTTTTCAGGCTTGCAGTATTTAATCATGCGTAAATAGGCTTCTTGTACGATGTCTTCAGCTAAAAATGTTTCGCCAAACTTTCGAACTACTTCAACATAGTCTTTGTGATGTTCAGCGACTTTTTCTAGCCATTTCATTTATACAAATGTATGATTATTTTTTAAAAATTGTATTGACGAGTTTTTAAACAATAAGTTGTTAATTAAAAAAGGCGTTGCTGTGCAATATGATTTTTTATTCTTTTAATAGAAGCTTCGTAATAATCTTTATCAAGTTCGCAAGCTGTTAATTTAAATCCGTAATCGTGACAAGCTATCGCAATCGAACCACTACCTAAATGCGTATCAAGAATTTTATCTCCCTCTTTTGCGTAATGTTCTAAAAGCCATTTGTAAAGTCTAATAGGTTTTTGTGTTGGATGTTGAGTGCCACCTTCAATCATTAATTGCCCTCTATTTATTATTTTTCTTCTTAACGCAACATCAAAGGAAGTGAAGGCGAGTTCCCCATCGCTCATCGTTAAATCTTGACCTTTATCCCAAAATACCCACCCCATTGAACTTGGCAAATACTTTGTAAAGTAATTTGCACCCCATATAATCTGATTTTTTGAAACTCTAAATAACTCTTTAAAATATGCTTCGGTTGGTATTTCATTATCCCATCCTTTATGCTCAAAATGTTTTCTTTTATGTTTTGGTTTTTTTGTAAAAGTTTCTGTTTGCCCACTTCTATTAATACCATAAGGAGGGTCTACTATTGCTAAATCAAAATAGTTATCAGGATAACGAGCCATTAACTGCATATTATCCTCGTTTGTAATTGTTAGTTTATCTGTTACTTTCATAGCTTAAAAAAAAGCCCCTAGTATTGAGGGGCTGTTCCTTTTTCGTAATAATATCTACTAACGTATTTATCAATCTTTTTTAACGTGCTTAAGCTAACATCTTTTTCTAGTAAGAATTTATCTATTTGTATGTGCTGAATTTTTTCACCTGTTTTTTTTATTTCTTTTATTATTTGATAGCGATTTTTTTCTTTTAAGATTTGCTTCAGCATTTTGCGTAGTGTGTAGTCATCTATAAACATTGTAATCATTTTAGAAAGGTAGGTCGTTAAAGCCTTCGTTTTTTATTTCGTGTTTTTCTTCAGCTATGTAAGGTTCGCTTACTAAAACGCTAAAGTACTGCATTCCGTTTTTACTTGTGTTTACCCATAGAGCGATTTGCTTTTCTTCGCCATTTACGTTTATTGTTCCGCTGTAATCAGGCTGCGTTTCTTTTTCTTTTTTTAGGTTCTTAAATATAGCGCCTCTGTTTATTTTATTTTCCATTGTTATTTGTTTTTAAATTGTTTATTATAAAATTCAATATTTGTAATATATGGGTTATTTAATTCAGCTTCTGCTCCTTTTACATAAAAAAAACATAGCTGCTCTTTCTCCATTTCTTTGGCTTGTTGTATAGCTAATCTTAAAATAGAATCTTTTAAATCTATTTCGTTAAAAACTTGTTCAACTAACCATTCTAATGCTGTTTGTTTCATATTGTTTCTATTATTTTATTATAGTATTCCCTAGCTAGTTCTATTTTTTCTTTTATAGCTTCTATTACGGATTCGTCTTTTTGTATTTTAAAGACTTTTACGCGCTTTTCTAGTGGAATGTGGTCGAAGTTATGCTTGGCTTCTATAAAGTGCCTTATTTCTTCGCTTTCTTCTATTGCGTGTTCTTTCCAATGTACGCGCCTAATTTCGTCTTCTACGATTTGTTCAGGCGTGTTTGTTAAGCAATACACTAAAAGGCTTTCTTCTTTGCCTGTAAGCCACATATAGCCTTGTAGTTGGTAGTAGTAATCTTT